CTTATTGGTGTTACAGGGTTACCAGCACTAGCAGCAGACATATCGGGTCAGTTAACAAAAAGAACGGACCCTGCAACAGGTGAATTAGAAACAGATGAAGCGTTTCAAAGACGACAGGATATTGCTAGAGAAAGATTTCAAACGTTTCAACAAACACAAGCAGCTCAAGCACCATTTGCACCACAAGTTGCAGGACAAGATCCACTACAAGCACAAGCAGCTACACTTGCAGGACAAGGTGTTGGATCATTTCAACCATTTATAACTGCAGCA